CTGGCTCCAGTCCTATCTCGGCCCCTACTGCATGGGCGGCGCTGGAAACCACGCAGTACGTCTATTCCGAGGTTGATATGAGCCTCATCGACGACACTTTTGCCCCGATTCCGGCCACCATCCTCAACGACTGGGGCGAGACCATCACGTACATCAAAACAGCTACACCCCGCACCTACGACCCAACCACCGGCACAGTCACTGGCGCAGACACACCGATTTCCCTAAAAGCGGTGATTACCCGCGTAAATCCCCGCGAATCCGAGGGCCTGTACCAAACAACTGACCTAAAGGTCATCATCGGCACCGCCGAACTTGGCACCTACTTCCCAACAGAGGCCGACCGTATCCAATACACCCAAGCTGGCGTCACCCGCGAAGCCAAGATTGTCAACATCACCTCTTACAGAGGCACAAACCCCGTGTTTCATTCGCTAATTGCGAGGCCCCAGTAATGGCGCGTAACAGGGGGTTTTTAAACGAGCTGGATCGTCTAGCCGAAAATATTGACCGTATTGCTGTAGCAGCTTTTAGCCGGGGTCCAGCTCGCGCAGCGGAGGAGATTGTTATTGATTTACAAGAGGCTGGCCCTGTCTGGTCCGGCCGCTTTGCCAATTCATGGCAAATTGAAACTACAGATGGCAGACGCACTGCCGGCAGCGGCTCTCCAGGACTTCCCCAACGTGTTCCAGCCCCTTTGCTTAGCGGCCGAGGTTTTGCTTTTGACGACATCAAGTACACAATCTCTAATTTTGCTACTTACTCAGATCAGGCACGCGATCTTGCAGAAGGCCGCTACATAGACCCAGGTACTACTCCGCTGAAGGAATACACACGAGGAACCCGTGTAACCGGTATCCGAGGCGATTTGATCGGAGAAGACGAAGGTCCAAACCGCTCAACAGCCCCCCTCGACTGGTACGCCACCTACTTACGCGGTGGTGCAATCGACAGACGGGTCAAAATTGAGCTTGATAACGAACTGGGCCGCATCCGACTATGAACTATCAAGCAATCCGCGCTGCAGTTGAAAATCCCTTGCTGACGGCGTTTAGCTCGCTGGTGCCTGCTGTACCTGTCTATTTCGACAACATCACAGCTGTACCACCAAACACAACCACCGAATACGTCCGAGTCAATGTTACTTTCGGCATTACCAACGAACCCACGCTTACGTCTAGCGTTGATAATGCGCGGGGCGCAGTTGTTATCCGCGTATTTACAGAAAAAGGCAAAGGCCCAGCCCGCAACCAAACGCTTCTAACCACAGCTGTGAGCGTTTTAGAAACAATCAACAACAGCACAAAGGGCACAACGGGCGTTTACTTCAAAGTAGGTGACATCAACGGCCCTACATTTTCAGCAACAGAAGAGTCGCCTCATTTTGTAGGCCGGATTGAAACCTCGTACGTGGCAACTGTGTTGTCATAGGAAATGTTTGGTGCGGGCGCTAACCTGTATTAAGCCGGGCAGTGCCCGCCCAGAAAACCACATTTGGTACGCCCTATGGCCACCACTGTCCTGTCCGGCACGTCCGGCGCTCTTTACTACAAACCCGCCGGCACCACCGGCAACTTCGGTGAGACTAACGTCAATACCGGAACTGACGTCATCACCGTTGCGCCTTACTTGAATTTCAAGGTGGGCGATCCGGTGAAATTCCGCGTGGTGAACAGCCAGACCGGCGGCTCTGGCACTGGCACTTTGCCTGCACCTATCTCCGACGCCACCACCTATTACGTGCTGAGCTACACCGCAGCCACTGGTGCGCTCACCGTATCCACCTCTGCTGGCGGCACCATTCTGCCCATCACTGACGACGGCACCGCTGTCGCCCCTAACGAGTTCGAGGTGTACTACGCCGACTTCGCCGTAGTCGGCCAAGTCCGCGACTGGAGCTTTGAAATCAGCCGCGCTGAGATCGACGTCACCACCATCGGCCAAACCCCTGGTCAATACGTCCCCTTCCGCAGCTACATCTCTGGCTTCGGTGATGGCACCGGCACCGCAACGGTCTACATGACCGACGAAGACGCCGCCCTGTCCAACCGCATGATTGAGGACGTGCTGCAGCGCCAGCAAAACGGCGCCGCCTTCAAGCTCTACACCGACCGCGTTTTCAGCGGCGGCACCCTGAGCGAAACCCTCAGCCGCTCGATCAGCTTCGACGCCGTGCTGACCTCAGCCAGCCTCAACATCAACCCTGACGACGCCCAATCGGTGACCGTCAACTTCCGCCCCGCCGGCACCCCAACCTTCGACTTCTCCAAGTCCTGATAGGCTGCTGGAGCAGTTGGTTTCAGCACCCCGGCCTAACCGCCGGGGTTTTTTAATGTCTAGTCCGCTACAGTAGTGCGATAAAGCACAGGATTAAATGCCTGCCTCGATTCCAGTCCGCGCCATTGATCGTTTGCGCAAAGCAGCGAACTTGGAGCCGGTCAAAAAAGAAGTCGAACTGTCTGATGGCAGCGTATTTGAAATGTGGGTGGCCCCGCTGACCATGGCTGAGCGCGAACGCGCTCAAAAACAAGCCAAGTCCGACGACGCCAATGCTTTCGCACTCCAGCTGCTGATCGCCAAAGCTCTCGACGAAAACGGCAGCAAGCTGTTTAGCGCAGGCGAACTGGACGTTCTAAAAAACGAAGTCAAAGACAAGGATCTCCAAGCTTTGATGCTGGCGATCCTGACTGACGACGCCGAGCCTATCGACCCCAAGAACTAGCCAAGGAGCTTCGCCAGGACAACTGGCTCATGCTCCAGTTCGGCGTCGCAAAAGAGCTGGGACTAAGCCTCGGCCAAGTCCGCAGCATGATGACCGCCGAAGAACTCCTTGGCTGGAGCGCATACTTCCAAATCCTGAACGAGGACCAGCAAAAGGAAATCGAGAAGGCCAAACGCCGCCGCTAACCCGGCGGCTTTTTTGTCACGTAAACTGAAGTACCAGAGTATGCGTGGAACGCCGTGGCTGCCTACAGAGCCGACATCGAAATTGGCGTAAGAGGTGCCCGTAGTCTCGAACAACTCCGCAGCAGTATTAATCAAACAGCGCGCGCTGTTGACAGTCTTAACGATGTAGTTAGTGCACGCGGAAGTTTAGTTCAAAACATACAAAATTACACAAACAACTTAAATAGAGCAGCGCAGTCTTTACGTCTTGTAGGCGCTGGCACTGAAGCAGAAACGAAGGCAGTGCGCGAATACGTACGTGCTTTAGGTGAAGCTAATGCAGCACGGGCGCGACAAAACTCTTTAGTAGCTCAAGAACTTGCTAATCAGCGTCGCGTAACTCCGGGTAATGCTGGTTACGGGCAACAAGGACCAGCACTTCCTCCTGCTGTGATTAGAGGCCAGCAAATTCAACAAAATTGGAGTCGTTTTTTCGCAGAAGCTTCTCAAATAGCTCAAGAACTACAAGGCACTTCAGCGGCTAAAGGTGCAAACATTAAAAGCAGCTGGAATCGCTTTTTTACAGAAGCCGCTCAAGTAGCTCAGGAAATACAAAGTGTTTCGACAGCAAAACAAATAAACGTTAAAACTAGTTGGCAACGATTTTTTGCGCAGGCACAAGAGGTTGCGGTTGAACTTACTATTCAGGCACAAAAAACAGCTGCAGCAATACGTAGCAGTGAAGGTTTGGCCAGCGCTGGTGCGCGTCAACGTTTAGCCAACGAAGCTGCGAGAAGGCAGCTAATACAGAATGCAGGTTTTGGAATACAAGGTCCTGCTTTACCCCCGACTGCCGCAGGTGGTACACGTGCAGCAGGACGTGGAATCGGCGGAAGACTGGGAGGAGCCATTAGTGGTTCCATCATCGGCGGCGCTTTTCCGCTGCTATTCGGCCAAGGTGGAGGTGCCGCAGCCGGTGGTGCTATCGGTGGCTTAGTAGGAGGTCTTGCTGGTCCAGGCGGCAGTTTCGCTGGATCACTGCTTGGCACACTGCTAGGAGACATTGCCAGCCGAGGTCAAGCTGTAAAACAACTCGCCGACGATATTGGTTTTTCTGCTCAACAGACAAAGCAACTTTCTGACGCTTTCAAGGTTGCTAATACTGATGTAGAAAAGTTCACTGCAGTAATTCAAAATATCCGTGGTGTAGGCCTAGAAATAGAGGATCAAGCCAAAGCGATCCAGCTTGTAACTCGCTTGACTGAACTATACGGTGGTTCTTTCGAAAAAACAGGCAATGCCATTACATCTGCTCTAGAGGCAGGAAAAGTAACACAAGCAACTCTTAATCAACTAACAAGCCAAGGCATAAATATCCAGCAAGCACTTGCCGATAAATATGGCGTAAGTAGAAGCGAAATACTAAAAATGGCAAAAGATGGTGATGTATCTGTTCAAGCACTGATTGATACACTAGTAAAAATGGGTAACGAGGGCGTAATTGCTGTAGATAAACCTAGAACTGCTATGGATAGATTAAAGGCAAGTGTAAATGATTTGGGTAAAAATTTAGCCGGTTTAGCTAATGCGCTAGCTAAATCATTTGGTCCTGTATTGCAATGGCTTACCGATAGGGTAACTGACTTTGTAAGCGCAGTTTCGCGTGCCATTGCACGTATGGCTGACTTGATAAATGGTGGCCGCATGGCCCAAGCAGAAATACAAGCATCTGCTGCAGCACAAACAGCTACACGTAACAAATTTGGTCCACTTGGAAGCATTAGAGCCATAAATCCTGCTGCAGAAAAGTTTTACCAACAGCAGCGTCAAGTACAACTACGCAGACTTACACCAGGTGCATTTGCTCAGCTAGGTCCGCGTACACCTTTACAAACTTTTGCTGTTCCAAGTCAAGCTGCCGACACAGCAGCTGGTGCTAAAGGGCCTAAGCCTCCTGCAGATAGAACAGCTCAGTTAATGGAAGACTTAGATGCAATGAAACTCATATCTGTAACGCAAGATGGCATTAGAGACGCACTCTTTGAAGGTAATAAAGAGCTAGCTATTCGCTTGGAATACGATCAAAAAGTTGCTGATATAAACCGCGACACAGCAAAAGCCATCCTAAACGCAAACTACGAATCCGAAAAAGCGGTACTTCGCGCACAAGAAATTGTCCGCCTAAAAGATGCGCAGTTAGAGCGCGACGATCAGCTTCGAGATCTGGCTCGCGAAATTAGCGAAATTATCACCAACACACTGGACGACTTACGCGGAGGCATCTCTTGGGATGATACCGGCCTGCGAGACATTTTTGACATGCGCCTGCCAGATGCAGTAAACGAAATCAACGAAAATATCAACCAACTAATTGATCCCGCAAACAGAATTATTGGAGCCGCCACTGCGATTGGCGATGCTTTTGCCGCGTCGTTCAGCGGTATTGCATCCGGCGCAATGACAGCCCGCGAAGGATTAAGCAACTTCTTCCGCAGCGTCGGTCAGTATTTCATCGACATGGCTGCAACTATCGCAGCCGAAGCATTAAAACTCCAGGCTATTTCTTTGTTGCAAGGAATTTTTAGCAAGTTTCTAAATCCTTTTGGTGTTGGCTCAATGAGCCTTCCTGGTTTACAGGGCACCGGAGCGTTATCTACAGGTCCGCTATTTCCAGGCGGCGCCTTTGCCGAAGGTGGTTTTGTTACCGGTCCCACCCGCGCCTTGATCGGAGAAGGCGGCCAATCCGAATATGTCATCCCAGCCAGCAAAATGCGTGGGGCAATGTCCCGGTACTCCGCCGGCGCCCGTGGCTCTGCTGTTATCCCTTCCGGCAGCGATACCGAAGGCAATGGCACAGCCACAATGGCTCCAGCCAGCATCGACGTCCGCTACACCGTGGAGCGCATCAACAGCGTCGACTACGTGACCGCCGATCAGTTCCAATCTGGCTTACAACAAGCCGCTGCACAGGGTGCCGAACGCGGTCAACAACTGGCGCTGCGTCGCCTGCAGCAATCACCTAGCACTCGTCGCCGCGTCGGAATCTGATGGACATTGCACTCGGCAACTACCTCCGCCTGCGAAAGCCAGACGGCACCTCGACGTTCTACTTCCAGAACTTCCACATCAAGGCCGACGCTGTTTACCAGTCCAACCGGTACAGCTTCCTGCCCTTTGGCTTTAGCGGTGTCAGCGTCAACCGCAACGGCGACAACACCGAAGCCAGCCTTGTCTTCCCCAACAACGAGCTAAGCCGCGCCTGGGCATTGAACGCCGTGAACGAACGTTGGCTGGCACGTGTCTACGTCATGGCACTCGACCCGAACGACACCACCGCTGGCGTGCTGATGCACCAGTACAACGGGCAGGTTTCCGCCGGGCAGTGGGATGAAACGAGCCTGACGTTAAACATGAACACGATCCTCGATGCTGTTGGCGCTGACGTACCGCTACGCCGGTTGACGCAGGCACTGATCGGCAACATCCCCACCAGCGCCAATGTCCGACTGCGCTGATCTCGTTGGGATGCGCTACAGGCTTGGCGCAGACGGCAGCAACGGCGAGATCGACTGCATCCACCTTGTTTACACAGTGCTGGGCAGGCTCGGCATCACCACACCAGCGTTTAAGCCAGGCTGGTACAACGCCAGCAAAGTATCCATTGCCCGAGATCTACTGCGCTGGGGCAATCGTGTTGACCGTCCTGAGTACGATGGTGACGTGCTTCTGTTGCTGGAGCGCACTACAGCATTTGCAGTCACATGGCAGAACGGGATTTTGTACATCTGCCCTCACCTGTTAAAGGTGAACTGGTTCCCGCTGCCAAACAAACTACCCTGCCACTGCTTCCGTTCGAGCGTGATCTAATTGCGGCGCTTGGTTGTAGCGAAGAAGAGTACAAAAAATTCCAACAAGAAATGCTTTGGCGCAGCCGTGTGCGCCCTGCTCAATACAATCATGTTCCTGATATTCAAAACGGCCCTGCTTTAGTTCCAATTCTTGTAAATCTGGCTGTCGGTCTTGCGCTAACAGGTATTAGTTATCTTTTAACGCCAAAACCAAAAGCACCCGGCGAGACACGCGAAATCCGCCAGCGCCAGCTTCGCAGTCGTCGTGGTGGTGATCGCTTCTCTGCCACCAGCGGTTTCGACTCCATCGCTGACCTCGCCAACTACGGCGACCCAATCCCCGTCATCTTTGGCAAGTACACCGGCACCACCGGCGGCATCCTCGCTGCACCTCGCCTTGTCTGGTCCCGCGCCTTCAGCCTTGGTTCACAACAAGCCATCAAGTTGCTGATGGTGGTGGGCGAGCAGGGTCTCGGCAACGGTCTGCCCGTGCCAGATCTCAACGGCATCTTCCTTGGCACCACGCCACTCGACAGCGTTTACGCCCACACGTTCGCCTTCTACTGGAAACGCAATAGCAATCAGGTTTACCGGATGGTGGCCGGCAACGGTCGCTATGGAACTAGGGGAGGCTTGGCGGCAGGCGACATCGAAAACAACGACGACATTTACCTCTGCCCTACGCGCAACGCTGCAGCCGACACCGGTTTCTGCCAGGCGTACACCCCAAGCAGCAGCACCCAGTTCGGTGTTTACTCGGCGATCCCCAACGCCACCAACTACCGGGTCAACTGGAAAGTCGTTGCCATCCCCCGCCTAGAGGGCAAAAACACTGACGACGCCGACAACGATCCAGGGCGTGCGCTGCTCATGGAGCGCATCAAGATTGCTGGTGACTACGGCTATCGCGGTGATAACGACGCAACCACCAACTGGGTCGACATCATCAAAGAGGGGCAAAAAGGCGTCGGGCGAAACTACAGCCGCCGCATGGGAATCACGCTGGTCAATAACACCCCCGCCAACGGCGAAACAGAAGTCAGGCAGGTAAGCGTCGGCAGCACTGCGCGATTCAGCATCGTGCCCGGCAAAATTGCCAAAAACATTTATTACTTCCAGCAAACAAAAAGCACGCAGGTCGACGACATCAACTCCGAGGTGCTTGACGGTCAGGAAGCAGCAGACGACATGCTGCAGATTGGCGAAACAGTAATGATCGGTCGCACAGTTTGGGTCGTAACCAATCGCCTTCTGCCCATTTATGACGGCAGCGCAAGACAAGAAATCGACCTGCGTTGCGTAGAGATTTTCGGCAAAGGACCCGAAAGCGCATCTATCGGTCTGGTCAGCGAGCGGATGGTCACTCGTGGCATCTACAACGATGACAACGGCACCACAAATGCACGCAACGCACTTGGCTTAAACGCTGGCACTAACTTCTACCCGCTGCTGCGTGTTGCTATTGGCGTGGTGCGTAATACCCGCGCCTGCGATGTAACCGAGATTGGCATCCGTAGTCAGGTATGGCAAAAGGCAAACGGTCTGTGCAATTTCGCCAGCCTTCCCAACCCCGAAGAATTACGCCGCGCTGAGAACAATCAGGTGTCGCTTCAAAGCGGCACGATGAACATCTACATGCGCCGCACCTCGGCGTTTGCTGTATTCCTTCGTCCTGCTGGCACTGATGAGCAGGGCAGCGAATACCGCTGGGAGCCACTCGGTCAAACCTTCTGCATCAGCGGCCAAACACCACAGGATCAGTTCAACTACCTGCGCCTGACTCACCCTCAACAACGGCAGTTTGAGTACAAGTTGGTGCCCAACAGCGGCGCAGATATTGCCCGTCGATTCCCAGACGACACCCGACTGCTGGTACTCGATGCCAAAAATGGTGGTCCTATTGGCGCAACTTATTCAACCCCATACGGCACCTTCACTGTTAATACCACCGGCAACTACACGCTTGCCAAGACGATCAAATTCAACAGGCAGATGGCAACCGCTGCCCAAACCACAGAGGAGCGCCTAAACGCCACAATCCCTAGCGCAGTTGAGATTGATTCTTATCTGCCAGATATTGAAGATCCAACCGTTCAAGCAACAAGAGTCAGCTTCTTTGACTGGCTGCCTGACTCCGCATCTGTTGGCCGAGCTGGCGCGACGTTCTACGAAATGTTTGGGCAAGCCTCGCAGTACGGCTTGGTGCGTACTTATGAGCGCAACATCAACCTTGGCGACGGGCGAACAATCACCGTCAGATTTACTGGCATCGTCAACCAAACCTACCCAGCAGATCACCCGTACTTCCCGGGCTTCCGCGCTTGGAGCTTCCAGAACATCGAGGTGCTCGCCAGCTCCGGCGGCTTCAATACCTCGCAGGTGTTCAACGCCCAGATTCCTGTAACACCGGGCAATCCTCGTGCGCAGCCCTACGGCCTGACGGTATGTGGCGTGCGACTCGTTGTAGATGCAACTAGCGCCAATCTCACTCCACAAGGACGCCAGTCGGGTTGGGAATATGAGACCCTCGGCAATCAGCAAAGTTACCCACTCGGCACCACACGATCTGCCACGATCACCGGCACATCAACTGCCGGGAACACGATCACAGTGACCGTGACTGGAACTGTTGTCACTCGGCCCGCAACCAACCAAGACGTATTTCCTGGTCAAACACAAGCCTGGGAAAATGTCACCTACACCGTTGTTCCATCTGGCACCAGTGGCACTTGGTCCAAAGGTGAACTGGTAGACATCACCTACGCCGTAAGCGGCAGCAATCCTTTCCGCAAACCCGGCACCCGTGTTGGCATCAGGCTGCGCACCCTTGGGATCCAAACGCTCAACATCCTGCCTACGGTTACCGCCGAGCGCATCTTCGAGGAAAACAGCGGCGTTGCCGATCTCAGTTTCTATAACTCACTGCTGACCAAAAGCAACGAAAGCGCCCCTGAACACGAGGTGGTGTACGTCAACGAAAGCGTTGCTAATCCCTCGCCGCCGCTGTACGAAAAGCTATCCCTCGCGGGCCTGGTGCTGAAAGCCAGCCGTAACTTCACCGCGATTGATCAGGTCCGCTGCTGGCTCGCAAACGGCATTGAAGTCCAACGCTTTCTGCCCTCAGAAGCCGCAACCATCGGTCCCAGCAACAAATTTACCGATTTGGTCTATTACCTGTTGACCGACAAAACGGCTGGTGCTGGCGGCGTCATCAGCCCCGACCTGATCGAAACCGCAGACCTCGCCAACACAGCCACTTTCCTGGAGCAAAACAAGTTGTTCTTTGATGGTGCGCTGGATTCGCCGGTCAACCTGCGGCAGTTCATCGCAGACACCGCACCGTATTTCCTGTGCTCGTTTGTGATCAGTAACGGCAAATTCAGCCTCGTGCCTGCCGTTCCGCATGACACCACCGGCACCATCGTCGACACACCGATCCAGATCCAAGCGCTGTTCACCTCGGGCAACATCATCGAGGACAGTTTCTCGGTGGAATACCTGCAGACCGAAGAGCGCAAGGATTTCCAGTCGATCGTTCGTTATCGCAAGGAACGCAAAAACCAGCTACCGGAGGAGGCAACCCTCAGCGTGCGCTGGGCAGAAGCCGGAAGCGACACTTACCCCATCGAATCCTTCGACCTGACGCAGTTCTGCACATCACGCGATCACGCCTTTCTCGTGGCGCGTTATTTCATGAGCATCCGCCGCCGCGTCACCCACTCGGTCCGCTTCAAAACCACGCCGTATGGCATCTCGCTGTCGCCTGGTGACTACATCCGTGTGCTGACTGAAGCCAGCCCGTACCAACCTGCCAACAACGGCGTGATCGACGCAGACGGCGACATCACCGCAGCCACCACCATCACCGATGGCAGCTACGAAATCCTGTACTACACCTCAAGCAACGAGGAAGTAAAGACCGCAACGCTGACCGTGGCCGCTGGCAAAGCTGTTCAGCCCAGCCTGTTCAACACGATCTTCACCATCAACTCCCCGACGATCTCCAGTAACACCTACATGGTGGAGCAACTCACGCTTGATTCGGACGGCTTGGTGGAAGTGTTGGCGACCGAGTTCCCAACCACCGACACATACAACAGCTTGGTGGCTCAGGATTTGCTGAGTACCGGTAGCTTTACAACAGAGGGCTAAACAATGGCTTTTCCTACGCTGACTCCATCCAGCCGTAATTACGCCTCGGGTGATTACCCGGTCAAGACATTTCGCGCACAATCAGGCGCAGAATCACGCATCCTTTACGGCAGTCGTCGCACTGGCATGACGCTGGATCTGCAGTACGACAACATCACCGACGCCAACGCCGAACTGTTCCTCGATCACTACGACGAAACAAAAGGCACGTACACAACATTTACGTTGCCCACTGTTGCGTTGACCGGCTGGAGCGGAAACAAGGATGCGATTGATGTTGCCACCGGAAATGCGTGGCGTTATGACGGGCCACCTCAAATCACGAATGTGCGCCCTGGTGTCAGCTCGGTGCAAATCAAGCTGATCGGTGTTCTTTAGACTGATCTGGGAGGTTCGTCATGGCAAAGGTTTACACAGGACGCGACGGCAGATTGCTGCTCGCCGGCACCACGCTGGTCAAAGTATCCAACTGGAGCCTGCAGGCTGACGTCGAAGTACTGGAAACGACGACCCTCGGTGACTACGCCCGTAGCTACACGCCCGGCATCCAATCCTTCAGCGGAAGCGCCACGCTGCTGTACTACAAATCTGACGCTGGCACCAACGACGCCTCCACGCTGCTGCGCAAAGTCGTCAATACCACCGGCGTTGCATCTGCCGACACCGTGCAGTTGACCCTGCGGTTAAACGACGGCGACACCAACGACGATGTGACCCTTACCGGCTACATCACTAGCGCCAGCTTTGGTGCGAGCGTCGGCGAGGTGACTTCTGCGCAGATCAGCTTCCAAGCCACTGGCGCACTGACGACCGCCTCCCTGCCATGACGGTTTACCTCGGTCTTTACGGCAGCGTTTACCTGAAGCGCAAAGGCGAAGCCACCAATAAGGCATCCGTCGTTGATCCGGCAGACGTCAACGCATCCCGCCGCCGGTTCTCGTTTGACTTTGATGCTGGCTTTTTGGTCAGCGGCGATCAGATCGAGATCACCAGCACCAACGGCGCCAACCTTGCTTTTGTAACCAGCGCAGGCTGGGTCGATGGAACGGTTCAGTCTTCCGGCAAGTGGTTTATCAATGTGGATGAGCTGGGCGGCATCCGGCTTTACGACACCTTTGCCGAGTCCCTTACTGGCGAACCATCTGCTGCAATCCCACTGGCGGACATCGCCACTGCCATCCCCATCACCGTCAAGGTTGCAAACATCACCTCGCACATGCTGGGGCAAGTCATCAGCTACGAGCTGAATACAAATAGAGAAACCGCTGATATCACCACGCTTTCGGATGAGTTCCGGCAGCAGTACAGCACCTTGATGAGCGGCTCCGGTCAGCTCACCGCGCAGTGGGACTACCTCGACGCCCAACAAGCTGGCACGCAGGAAGCGCCGCACTACCTGTTGCAGCTAGCAGTCCGCACCGAGATCGGCTCGCAGTTTTCCGCCAAGTTCTACCTCAAGAGCCCCGACACCCCAGCGGATCAATCCTTCGCCTACGAGGACTCCATCTGGTACGAGGTGGACGGGATTATTACGCAGGCGGGCGTTAGTTTTGCCGCCGATAGTGTTGTCCAAGTTGTCGCGGACTTCATCACAACCGGGCCCATCCGTATCCGAGCGCGGCTGGCATCAGAAGATCGACTACGGCAAGAAAGTGGCGGGTTTATGGAGCTGGATCAGGATCCTGATTCGTTCCTGTTGCTCGACAGGGCTCAGTAAACTGACACTACGGATGTAGCGACCATGGCTGACCTTCGCATTTCGGAATTAGTCACGCTTGCGGGGTCCAGTCTTGCCGCTAACGATCTCCTGCCGATTGTTGATAGCAGCGCAAGCGAAACCAAGAAAATTAGCGTTACAGACCTGCTGGGTAACGGCTCCACCCTGATTCCTGACGCCACCATTCCGGGCGCCAAGATCCTGTTTGGCTCGCAGGAAATCCCCGGCGGCGCACTGGTTAACGGTGCTGTTGGTTCGACGCAGATTGCATCCGGCGCCGTCCACGCCTCGAAGCTGGCCGCCAACTCCACTGCCCAAGTCGTCACCTCGCTGCCCGTCACTGGCGCTTACACCGGTCAGCTCGCTGTTGAGACTTCGACCAACAAGGCATACGTCTGGAACGGCAGCACTTGGGTCAGCTTCAAGGCTGCTGGCTCGATTAACCAGCTCGTTGCCACTGCTGGCGGTCCTGTTCAGATCAACGTCAGCACGGTTGGTGATGTCGCCACGCTGACCGTCAACCCAGCCAACACCCCAACAGGCGGCATTTTCCTCGCTGGTCCTGCCGGTAGTGGTGGTGCTGTTTCGGGTCGCGCCATTGTTGGTACTGACCTGCCGATTGCCAGCAACGTCGCCCGTGGTGGGGTGATCGTTAATGGTCAAGGGCTGCGAATGAATAGCAGCACCATCGAGATCGACGCCGACGTTTCCGCCACTGCCACCTACTCGGTGGTGACGCATAACGCCAAAGGCTTGATCACTGCCAGCCGTGCGATCACTGCAGCGGACATGCCGGCTGCAACTGCTGGCGCCAAAGGTGCTGTGCTGCCTGGCACTGGTCTGAGCGTGACCGGTGCTGGCGCACTGAACCACACCAACGCCGTCACTTCGGGCACCGCAACCAAGGTCAGCTTCGACTCGCAGGGTCACATCACCGGATCCAGCGCCCTTACCGCAAGCGACATCCCGGAACTGCCGGCTGAAAAGCTGACAAGTGGCGTGATCAGCGGCTCGGTGTTTGGCACCAAGTCCATCGCCGGCACCAAACTGGCAGACAACAGCGTTACCAAGATCGGTGGCGCGAGCAGCACTGCAGGAATTGTTCCTTTCCCAACGGCTGATTACTCCGGTCAGTTTTTCTTTGATGCACTAAACGGTGATTTATACCTATGGGATGGATCAGCATGGCAGCCGGTCACCATTACCAGCGGTGAACTTGTTTATGCCGGAACGTATAACGCCAGCACCAACCTCGTTGCTTCAGTAACAACTGCGGGCTCTGGCGCCGGACTTACTGCGGGCGCTGCTCTGCCCGTAGCATCAACGCAAAATAACCGCTATTACCTCGTTGTCATTAACAGTGGCACCGGTAGTGGTAATGCTCCTGCCGTAGGTCTGCAGGCGCCTGATTATCTGTTGTCTAACGGCACCGCTTGGACATGGATTGATGTGTCGGGCACGATTGCTGCCCAGACTGCCAACAACATTACGTTTACGCCTGGCGGCACCATTAGCGCTACCAACGTTCAAGCTGCACTTGATGAACTTGGCACAGAGAAACTTGATAAAACCGGCGGCACAATTACCGGCAACCTTGAGATTGGCACCACCGGCAGCCTGACCTGGGAAGGCTCTACTGCTGATGCGAACGAGACCACACTTACTGTCGTTGATCCCACCGCTGACCGGACAATCACGCTGCCTGATCGCAGCGGCACCGTCATCACGTCTGGCGATACTGGCACCGTCACCAACACAATGTTGGCGGGCAGTATTGCTTACAGCAAGCTCAGCCTGAGCACCAGCATCGTTAACGCTGACATTGCCACTGGCGCAGCGATTGCATACAGCAAACTAAACCTTGCCGGTAGCGTCACAAATGCAGATATTGCCTCTGCTACAGGTATTGCATACAGCAAACTTAACCTTACTGGCAGCATCGTTAATGGCGATATTGCTAGCAATCAAATTACCTATGACAAATTAAGTCTAAAACCAGGAGGAGTCGGGACGATTGTTGACGGTGACATCAGCGCATCTGCAGCGATTGCCGACAGCAAACTTGCCACCATCAGCACTGCAGGCAAGGTCAGCGGCGGCGCCATCACCAGCGGCACGATTGGCGGCAGCACTGCCATCAACATTACCGGCACGATCACCACCTCGGGCGTCATTACCGACGGCACGGGCAATATCCGCCGCATCCCGCAAAACGCCCAAACCGCCGCTTATACCCTCGTTGCTGCAGACGTCGGCAAACACATCAGCATCACAACGGGTGGCATCACCGTGCCCGCCTCGGTATTCAGCATTGGCGACAACGTAACCATCTTCAATAACAGCGCCAGCAATCAAACAATCACTCAAGGTGCTGGCGTGACGTTGCGATCTGGTGGTTCAACTGCCACCGGCAACCGTACACTTGCTGGATACGGCGTCGCCACAGTGTTGTGCGTTGCGGCTGACGTCTTCGTGATCACTGGTACGGGTCTGACCTGATGTCTAACCAGGAAATGCTTCTGGGGGGCGGGTTTAGCGCCATACCCCCATTCTCCGCAACCGGCGGCACGATTACTACGATTGGCGCTTACACAGTTCATAAATTTACGTCTAGCGGAACATTTGCTGTCACCAATGCTCCTGTAGGTTTTACTGTTGATTACCAAGTAACTGCAGGTGGAGGCGGGGGATCCGATGCCGGTGGTGGAGGTGGCGGAGGTGGTAGTCGTCTCGGTTTGGGATTTAGCGTTTCAAGTGGTTCTTATGCCATAACGGTGGGCGCCGGCGGCACTGGGAGTCCGAATAGCGGCACCGAATCGACCAATGGAGGCAACAGTGTATTTAGCACTATCACTGCCACTGGCGGAGGTAGAGGCGGATCGCAAATAAACAAAAGTGGTAGTAGCGGAGGTTCAGGTGGCGGCGCGTGTACTTTTGGCGGCATCGTTGGCTCTTTTGGTACCGGTATTGCAGGACAAGGAAATTCAGGCGGTGATTCTTGGGATCGTGGTGGTTCCACCGTTGGTGGTGGCGGTGGCGGGGGGTATTCAGGGAATGGCGGAAGTGCGTCCGCAAGTCAAGCGGGCAATGGTGGCATTGGACTAACTAATGATTTTGATGGAACGAGTAGAGGGTATTCCGGTGGTGGTGCTGGTGATGCCCCATTTCTCGGAACTACCGACGGCACAGCTTCGCAAGGCGGTGGTACAGAATCCAATCCCAATGGAGCCACAAACACCGGTGGCGGTGGATGTAACGGAGGCAATGGCGGTTCAGGCATCGTAATTATTCGCTACGTCACTCCAACCTGATGGCACACTTTGCTCAACTCGACGCTGACAACATCGTTCAGCAGGTCATCGTTATCAATAACAGCGATATCCTCGACGAACACGGCGACGAGTCCGAAGCCGTTGGCATTGCGTTCTGCCAGTCGCTCTACGGCGCTGAAACGATCTGGCGGCAAACCTCGTACAACGGCACATTCCGCAAAAACTACGCCGGCACCGGCTACCGCTACGACGCCGACCTCGATGCCTTTATCTCGCCACAGCCGTATTTGAGCTGGAGCTTGAACACCACAACCTGCAAATGGGAGGCGCCAAAGCCTTATCCCGAAGATGGTCGCGTCTATTGGTGGGACGAAAGCTTGCTGCGCTGGGTTGCTTAAACTGGGGTAACTCCTGCCCTGCGGAGATGCTCCGGTGATTGAGCCCGCCTCATACGACATTACGGTCTACCAAAACGCAACATGGAAGACCGTATTTCGAGCCACGTTGGATCGGCAGACCGTCACCGTTGACGTAGCAACAGCACTGTTCAGCGCACCTTGCCATGGGCTCGTCGCTAACGACAAGGTGGTGTTTACTGCCTCTGCAGGTGCAACACTCCCCTGCGGTCTGACTCCTAACACGATTTACTACGTGATCAGCACCGGGCTAACCACTGGTGCGTTCAAGGTTTCAACCACACTCGGTGGCGCCTCGATCACGCTGACGGGTTCCATGACTGGCACGCTGTACGTTGCCAAGCCGATGGACCTAACCGGTTACGTCGTTGATGCGGACATCAAAGGGCTGATTGATGGCGCAGCGATTGGGACGTTTACACCCACGATTACAGATGCCGTCAACGGTGCTTTTCAGTTGGTACTGACGCCCGCTACCACGGTGGGATTTAGTACGGGGCGTTATGGCTATGACGTGAGTCTGACCAGTAGCGGCGGCGAACGGTATTACTGGCTGACCGGCGTGTTGACTGTCGAAAAAACCTACTCGCGGACCTGATCCAATGGCTGACGCACAAATCACGGTTATTGACGGCGATCAAACGCAGGTCGTTCTTGCGCCGGGCGAGAATCCGGCAATCGTCACCTCAATCCCCGGTCCGCAGGGTCCTGCTGGTGCTGGCGTACCCACCGGTGGCGCAACAAACGAAGTGCTGTACAAACTCAGCAGCACGTTTGGTGATACGGCATGGGGTCCAATCACCAGCGCCATGATTGGCGACCTGCAGATCGTCAACGCGGATATTAGCGCTAGCGCAGGAATTGCTTATAGCAAACTTGCAACACTGACATCCGGCAATATTGTTCTTGGCAATGCCAGCAACGTTGCAACATCTACTGCAGTTACCGGCGACATAACGATTAGCAATGCCGGCGTAACTGCCATCAGCTCTGGAGTCATCGTCGACGCTGATGTGAATGCCAGCGCTGCGATCGCCGGCACCAAGATCAGCCCGAACTTCGGCAGTCAAAACCGCACGTCTACTGGCACAAGCACGGCTGCCTCGTTTATTCCCACCAGCAGCACTGCACCAACGAACGGGGTTTATCTACAAGCAGCCAATACGGTTTCAGTAGCCACCAACAGCACCGAACGACTGCGTATTGATGCAACCGGTCAGATCGAGGCGGTGTCGCTGGGTACTGCTGCAGCACCAACTTTTAGTTTCACCGGCGATCCAAATACAGGCATTTATTCACCCGGCGCAGACCAACTAGCCCTGGCGACTAATGGCACGGGGCGGTTGTTTGTTGATGCGAGCGGAAACGTAGCCACTGGAGTTGCAGCCTATTCTAAAGCGCTGACGATTAATAACGTAAACGCGGCGATTGCTTTGCGTGCTAACAGCGGCGGCGCATATTCTGATCAAGGCATTTTCTTTGCAGTTGATGGTACTAACTATTCGCAAATTTACAACGACGGCGTCGGACAACTAATCTTCCGAACAAGCTCAAGTCTTAGCGAGCGCCTGCGTATCACTTCAACCGGCCTCGTCGGCATCGGGACGTCATCGCCGGGCAACCGTTTGCACGTATCTGGTGGAAGAATTATCGCCGAGGCAGTCGATCAATATGCAATTCAACTGCAGCAAGGTGCGACGATTGGCGGATTAATTGGTGCGCCTGCATCCAGCAGCATTGGTTTTTATGCCACAAGTGGTACTGAGTATGGCCGCTTCGACAGCTCCGGCAGGTTGCTGGTGGGGACGTCTAGTGCAGGAACCACCACTGCAAATTCACTTGTTTTGGAGTCTTCGGCTGCTTTCGGCCCTCAAATCGTTGCACGCGGCACTTCTAATGACCAATACCCTCTTTATTTCATCACAGAACGAGCGAGAGGCGCCAATATTGTCCAATCTGGCGATCAATTAGTTCAGTTCTCTTTTAGAGGATATGACGGTTCTGCTTATCGTACCGCTGCAGGTATTGATGCTTTTGTAGACGGCGGAACTAGCGTTACCGCAGGATCTTTTGTTATAGGACGACGCTACAAAATTGAAACTGTCGGCACTACTGACTTTACGTTAATCGGTGCATCAGCGAACACCGTAGGCGTTTTCTTCCAAGCTACAGGAGTAGGTACAGGCACTGGAACGGCAACTACAGAGCCTTACGCCAACTCGATGCCAGGCCGCCTCGTATTTTCTACAACGGCGGATGGGGCAGCATCTCCTACAACGCGGATGCTTATTAAGAGTAATGGCAACGTCGGCATCGGGACGGCGAGTCCTGCAACACCACTAGATGTAGTTGGAGCGATCCGTTCAACACAAGGGACAATCGATGCTCGTTTGCAGGCGGGCTATTCAGGTGCTGTTGGTATTGGGGCACAAAGCAACGATCCCGTCTTGTTCATTCAAAATGCCACCGAACGCGCTCGCATCGACAGCTCCGGCAGGCTGCTGGTGGGGATATCAATCAACACAGGCGGATCGCTTTTCCAGGTAAACGACAACCGTATTCGTATCGCTACTGCCAAAACACCGGCATCAGCAACAGACACTGGATCCGCCGGCGAAATCTGCTGGGACGCCAACTACATCTACGTCTGCACCGCCACCAACACGTGGAAGCGGACTGCGCTTGCTACTTGGTAACTGGAGAAGTCCCCTTCACTACTCAAGTCGAGCAAATTCACCATGAAGCCTGCGTGCAGCCTCGCAATAGGCGGCGTAGGCTTCTTCTTTTGTATTAAATCTGCCTAACGCTACACGTTTGCCGTTTACCTGTATGCCGGTCTGCCATTTTTTACGTTCGGCGCTCCAGCTAACGCCTTTTAACCCAGATGTATTATCCGATCTGATTTTCTGATTGCACTGGTTTTGTTTTGCAGTAGCAACTCTTAAATTGTCTATTTTATTGTTGTGCGGGTTTCCATCTATATGATCAATCATCATTTCACCCGGATCTTTTTTATGGATTAGCAACCATATAACTCTGTGTGCGCGGTATTTAATTTTGTCTATTGTTACATCCACAGCGTGTCTAGAAGACGTGCCGGCTTCGTCACCCGGTTTGATCCAGCGTGTAACAGCCTGCTTCCAATAAAGCTTCCCCGTTTCTGGCTCGTAAGAAAGAAGTTCCTCGATGCGCTGCGCAGAAGGCAACGGTTTAAACTTGGGCATCGGCCTATGCAGGTAGGGCGGTCATCCCCTGGGTGCGCTAACACGCCAGGGACCTTATTGTACAAGTGTCGCGCTTGTTTTTCTGTGGCTAACACCTATCACTGGGACATCGCCAATCTCGAAAGGGAGACTGAAGATGGTTTTGTGTTTTTAGCCCACTACACGGTCACCGCTAAGAGCGAAGACGAGGTGTATTCCAGCGGCGCCTACGGCAGCGTAGGGTTCCAGCGCCCCGAAAATCTCATCCCATTCTCAGACCTTTCTAAGGAACTCGTGGTGAGCTGGGTGCAGGAAGCCCTCGGCGGTGACGAAAAGGTTGCCGAAATCCACGCCGCCCTCGACTCACAAATCGAGGAACAGCGCCACCCGAGCAAAGCCGCAGGCGTCCCTTGGGCCTAATCAATGCTTACCGCAGCAATCCTTGCCGGTGCCTGGTGCGCCGGCATTTTTATGGCGTACTGTCTAGTTTCAATTAACCCACCTGAGGATTAACTATGGCGGTCAAGTCAAAAACTGCACTGGGACGTGTTGAGCACCAGCCCGGCAAACCTAAAAAGACCCGGCAGGGCCAAGGTCAAAACAGCCTGCCAAATCACGGCAGGAAAAAGACTCGGGGTCAAGGTCGCTAAATTAGAGACACGGGTTGAAGCTATGCCTCCTAATGGACAGCCACGAAGAGGTGTACGCAACACCGCCTGAGCACCCTAATCCGTTTAATCAAGCCGTTCCAGCCCTTTTGACCGCTGCAGTCTTGGGGTTGGGCGGTCTTTTTATGCAAGTCGCCAAGCTGGATCAGTCAGTCAGCACAGTTGCCGCCGATATCCAGGAACTTAAAAATGACAGTAAGGAACGCCTAGCGGATCTTGAAGGCAGGGTGCGCATGATCGAAATGACCGTTGGCCGCCAAACAAAATGAGCGTTGTAAATACCACCGATTTTGGCAGTGGCTACACCCTGGACCAACTGGAAAATGAACGCGGGGAACTGTATTACCGCGCTTGCAAGGATAGCGTTTGCCGCTATGCCGAAGACCACTACATCGCAATGATGTACTTAGAGGGTATGGGCTGGGACCCTAAAGCAAACCCCCAGTAATCCACCTAACAATCGCATCTTCGCGGTGCGGCTCCCAAAAAACCTGCTCTCTGTACCACTCGATCCAGTCCTCCGCCGACTTGGAGATATTGCAGGCAAAGCAACAAGCCACCAAATTCTGCTGGTGAGTATGCCCACCCCGCATCTTGGGATGCACATGATCCAGCGTTGCTGACCTTCCCAAATCTGCAGAACAATAGGCACACTTGTTCTGCCAATGTTTAAGAATTGATTGCCTAAATCTCGCCTTTGCTTCTTTTTTGTTTAAGTATTCGCCATCTTCAATGCGATGGTCCATACCCAGCAGTGGCTTCACAGAATGTAGCCGTAGAAACTATTACGCGCACTAGCCTTCTTCTTTAGTACAGCTAAACTTTTACCAGAATCCGTATTTCTCATGGATCCCACCACCGCCGCCATGCTCGCGATTGTGATCGCCGCTGGTTCTGAAATTATTGCCCTGCTTCCCATCAAGGAAAACAGCTGGGTACAACTGATTCTTAAAGCGCTCCGCATTATTTTCCCAAAGCGCTGAGATCCGATGCAGTCCGCATGGCGCGAAGTCGAGTCAGTATCGACCGCGCCATCGAGGACTGGCACGCGGATCACCCATTAACACCAAAACCCGTTGTGGTTCACGAACCACCGAATGACGAACTACAAACCGGCGAAAGCCGCCTTCTGGGTGGCGCCATGACCATCCGCTCCCCTTGGTCCGATGCCAACCAACAAGATCCGCCTTAACGACCTGTTCCGGTTCTACAAAGGTCTGCCTCATCAAATGGCAGCCATCACCGAACTGGAGCAAGCCATCAACAAGGCCAACACCCACATTCTTGGCCGCGATCAGGGCTGGTTCAAAACTTGGAGTGTTGCCGGCAAACAAACCAACTTCCCCAACAGCTGGGAAGGCATCCTTGAAGCCGCCCGTGTCGCTGGCGCAAAATTCCCAGAACTTGTATCCGCTCAATGGGCACTGGAATCCAGCTACGGAAAACTGGTTTCTGGCCGCAATAATTTTTTCGGTCTTAAAGGCGAAGGTAGCGATAAGAAAACCCAAGAGTTTATCAACGGCCAGTGGGTCACAATCACCGACAGCTTCATCGACTTTCCTGATCTGCTGTCTTGTGTGATGTACTTAGTGGACCACTGGTACAAAGATTACAAAACATACAAAGGTTGCAATAACGCAGCAACTCGTAACGAAGCAGCCAAGTGGTTGCACAAGGAAGGCTACGCCACAGACCCCAACTACCCCGGCAAACTAATTGAATTGATGGATCAACACGCTGGTACAAAGCCGTTAGTACCAGCAAAAGAAAAAATCCTCAAAGTTGCTTACGAATACCAGCTCGGTCCCGACGATGGAGCAACCGGCTATCGGCAGTGTTTCAGTTCCAGTTGCGCAATGGTGGCCCGCTACTACGGCAAGATCTCCGGCGACTACGAGTACAACAAAATCCGCGCCCGCTTTGGTGACACCACCGACCCCAAAGCGCAAATCGCCGCACTGAAATCACTGGGACTGACCGCCACTTTCGAGATGGATGGAACAGTCGAAGACTTGGAAAACGAAATAACCCACGGTTATCCAGTTCCCTGCGGGTGGCTACACAAAGGACCGATCAGCAACCCGAGCGGCACTGGCCACTGGAGCGTAGTCATCGGGTACACCCCAACGCACATCATCCACAACGATCCTTTCGGGGAGGCCAACCTCACTGCTGGCGGCTACGTCAGTAACAAGGGAGGCGCGGGTGTCGCGTATTCCCGCAAAAACTGGCTACCTCGCTGGCTCATCGAAGGCAACGACACCGGCTGGTTCATGCGTATTCGCCCGAGGTAACCATGCGTCCCATCGAGCACAGCACGGAATCCAAATTCCACAAAGCTGCAACAGACCAGTGGCTGGTTGATCTTTTCAACAAACAGGACTATCGCGGCCTCCTCGAAGCCGTCCTTGTCCTCAATACGCTCCACCTGCTGGAACGAACAAAATCGGCCTGGGCTATCCGCGAAGCCGCCGATAACCTGGCCGATCAATTCGGACTAGACCGCGACTCGGCCTAGCGCTGGTTGTACTTCTGGTACAACCCGGTGTACGTGTGGTGCTGAGGGTGCTCAGGATTGGAGCGCCCATCCCACTCGTACAACTTTTCGAGCAGATCCATCCGGGAGTGATCAACGATCACTTGACCCCAGTTTTGGCGTGCCCAATCGGCGAGTTCAGACTTGCTCATTTTTACTCTCCACGAGTTTGAGACGACGCCGAGCCGATTCTTTCGGCCCATTGTTCGAGCGCACCAGCCTAGGCTTTTTCGCCACAGCATCAGGCACCTCAACCTTGCAATTCGGGTAACGATTTGCGGCAAAAGTCAAAGCCTGCTGGAGCGACTCCGCCCGAATCAAATCCCGCATCGCGCCTTGCCCAGGCAACCAAATCTTCAGCTCAAACAATGCAGTTTTTGGCGCACTGGTACGTGAACGCCCTTCACCAAGACGTAGTTCAGGGTCGAGTTGCTGCTGGAACGGAGTTACTTCCATGATTTGGGGTAGGCGGGTTCGTCGATGCTATGAACAGCAACAGAGCTGTTAGTGCACTGAGCAACAGCTCGCGCCGCAGCGACAGCCCGCTCATATGTGACCCAGCTGGAGGCGTCTTCTTTCGCAGCTGTAAGACCAATCCCATTCCCTGGTCCATAAACCGCCGTAACCCAGCGATCATCGACCATGACGACATAGCGCGTCATTACCTGCAAGTTGACTACTGTGTGAGCCTAGTAAGTTTAGCTAGCTGGAACCAGACTATGAAGACATTTCACTAAGTCTCATGCGTCTTGTTCTGACCCACCTTCTCCTTGCTTGGAGCGCATCCTTCCCTGCACCCGCCGTTGCACCGACTCCGCCCAAGCTGCCTTATCAGCAGCCTCTGCAGCCTTGTAATCCGACACTGGAACAGCCTTCTCCAAAGCGGCGTAAACCATATCCCTCAACATTCCAGTTACCCGCTTGCCTTCGCTGGCTGCAAGCTGTTCAGCCAGCTTGTACCTATTACTGTCCAACAGTAGCTGGCAGTAGATCTTCGAGCCGTGCTTCAGCGGCATTGCTGCTTCTCTAATCTCCTACACAGTAGCATACTGCGACACATTAGACACGCCACCGCACATCCTCATCCACCCCTTTGCGCCACGCATTGGATTGCGCAGCCCTTGCACTGGAACGCTGCTTGGTACAGCCCTTCCGAATACCCCGCGCCCACTCCAAAAATGCTGCAGCCCGGTGCAAATCAGCAGTCTTCGCCTGCCGAATCTCCCTCATCAACCACTCCATCACCAACTCTCTGCCCGTGCGGCTGCGACTCATGATACTAAATCTGAGACTCGCAAGATCGACTGAACGTGCTGATCAGGGCAAAGCTCCAGTGCCTTCATCCTCGCGGCGAAAGCATCTGGAGCAATAACAAACAGATCGTGAGTACCACCATGACGCGGGTGCATCCGCACGCGGTACTCGATCTGCTCCTGGTTCACTTCGCCTGATCCCAGCTATCCCCGACCTTAGCTTCGGCAAGCGGCGGAATCTCACCCAACCACTTCGCTTCACATTCTTCCATCACTGACTGGAGCTGGAGCGCCCAAGTGTCTGCGTGTTTTTCAGCGACGAGCAAGATGATCTCGTCATGCACCACGCCGGCCAAACGCACCACGTCCTCCCCGTCGGCGTGGAGTAACGGCCACAATTTGCCGAGCGTAAGTTTGAGGACTGCTGCACCAGCCCCCTGGATTGGAGTGTTACAGCGCGTGGTGAGCTTATTGTTCTCGCCCGGTAAAAACCGCCGCAAGCCCGAGATGCGTATGCGGATAGATGGATTGTCCTTAGCCGCATCAGCATCTCTAGCATTTTTGCGCTGCCATGCGGAGATGCCTTTATATGCAGCGTGGAACTTTTCCCGCACTTCCGCAGCCTCAACAAGATCCATCTGGATTCCGGTCGAAGCGGCATAGTTCCTGAGCCCTTTTGCGCCACTTCCATAGAGCAATCCGAAGTTTGCCGACTTACTGATCTGGCGCTGTTCCTTTGTAACTTCATCCTCCGCGACCCCATAAATCTGCGTCGCCGTAATCGTATGAAGGTCTTTTCCCTGCTGGAACACCTGAGTCATAAGAGAATCCTTAGCTTCCGCTGCCGCCAACCTCAACTCCATCTGCCCATAATCCGCCACCACAAACTTCCACCCTTCTGGCGCCTGAACACAAGCCCTAAACCGCTGATCCCTCGGAATCTGTTGCAGGTTGGGACTCATGCAACTCATCCTTCCAGTGTCAGCCCCCATCTGCATGTAGCTGGCACGAATAAACCCATCCTTTCCCAAATTCTTCAGCAGTGTTTCAGCCATCTGCCGCTTCTTTTCAACCTTTTTCCACCGCAAGTAATCAGCAACAATCTTGTGATCACCCACATACTCCTGGAGCGCCATCCGACTGGCACTCGGCTTTCCGTTCTTTGCATCAATCGGCGCCTCACCCAACAACGCGGTGAATTTTTTCAGCAGCTGCGCCGGACTATTGAGGTTAAAAACATTCGGATCTACCTTCTTACCCTTCGGTCCAGGTTTTGTCTGGTATAGCAACTTGCCATCAATCCCACGGCAGAGCTTGTGTCCTTCAGGTAGAGCAGTATCAAAGTCCTCAATAAACTTTTCGCCTACTTCGTAACCCTCAATATCTACGTCCTCAATAAGTTGGATAAGGTCTTTCTTGTTAAAAGGAAGACCAGTTCGCCACAACTGCGCCATCGCTGGCAACGCATTGCACTCCAAGTACCAAGCTGGGTGGAGCGCCGCCGTCGCCATCCGCTGCTGGATCTGATCAAACAAATCCAACAACACCAACACATCCTTTGCCGCATATTCCATTTGGCTTTCAGTCAGCTCCCCAGACCAGTCACTCTTCTGCTCTTCCTTAGAAATATCTTCGTGTAGATAACGCTTCACCAAGTGCTGGAGCCCGTGCTTTACGTTGGGCATCCCGTTGGTAAGGATTCGGCTAGCCAGCATGGTGCAGAGCACTTTGCCAGCCGGATAGATCTCGTGCTCCTGCAACCAACCGAGATCAAATACCGCGTTGTGCGCCACCCACGTGCGCTCCACATTGAAGAATTCCTCAACCTCAATCCAGTCGTTGTCATCCAAATCAAAGCAGTCAAGCACCACAGGCGGTTTACCTGGGGCACCCAACTGCAAAAGGCGCATCCCGCCCATCTTTGGCTGGAGCTGCGTTGTCTCCGAGTCAAACGCGATTAGCCGTTCATCATCGAGCGTGTGAAGGTGCTCGATGCCAAGAAGAAAGTCCAAGCCTGGTAGGGCAACTTGTACCCTACTACTCTAGCAGGCTGTCAACCTCCCGTGCCGAGCACAGCACCGCCGCTGCGAGTGTCCCACCCTCGGGAAGTCCCAGCAAACACCGCCGCCCCCAATGTATGCAGGATTTGCATGGCCCCCCATCGTCCTGCGGCTTGTAACTCTGGCGCACCCGTTCCATCCGAATCTCCTCCAAACCCGCAGGACTGGAGCGATAACACCTCATACACAAGACCGGATTAGTCGTGTGCTTACCGCACTGTTGACACGGCCTGCTATTGATTGAAACTGCCATCACTCAGAAAAAAGAGAACACTCGGTAAAAAATCCGGCCTCCCCAGCTTCAGGAATACCGAAGTCGCAGTCGTCGTTATGCCAGTGCTTGCATTTGACGCAACCATTTCCCTGCTGCTGGCGCTGCTTGATACCACGGCGTGGAATTTCAGGACATAACTCCTTATACGTTCGCCCTGTTCGGATGGACGTAATCGTCTGGAGCGGAACATCCATAGCTTTCGCCAAGGTGTGATCAAACCGCCAGTCCTCAAGAATTTTTTTGATCTCTGCAGGCGTAAACCTCCGGCGGTTATCAGGAAAGTCCTTTAACGAAATTTGGACTTCCTTTTTGGCAGCCCGGTCAAAGTAAACATTCCATCGATGTCCGCAGCACTTGCACTGGAACCTGTACGTGCGTAGGTGTGGTTTGTGCTTCCAAGGATGAATGTTAGTGATTCTTCTAAAACTGTGAGTACAATGTCCGGCCATTTGAGTTGGTTAATGCTCTTGGTAAGGTTCAGTTGCCAAGGTGTTAATAAGTCGGTTGAGATACCAACGGGCCTTACAAAAATCCTCATACGGATCTTTTTTCAACCAAGCCCGACTGACGTACTTGATGACCTGCCAATGCAGGCCACCAACCACAGCATCGGGAGCCGGTTTAACCCATTCCTCAATTACGTCAATAACTTCGACTTTTCCTGACGCATAGTGCGCTGGTGAGTTGACTGGATCGCTCATCCCTTAGACCCCTGAACAGCTTTGTCGCCTTGGTATCTCCCAGTGTGGGAGTAATCCTTGCTGGGCAGCATTGTCATCCGATGGAACACAATCTGCGCAATCCGCATCCCAGGCCACAACGCCACAGGATGCATGGAACGCGCATTTTGCAGCTCCAGAGTCAACCGCCCGCTATAACCAGGATCTATGTATCCAGCAAGCAGATGCTCGATACCTTCCCTAGCCCTGCTCGACTTGAGTGCCAGCTGCCCAGCAATACAGTCAGGCAGCTTGAACTCCTCCAGCGTTTCAGCCAGCACGAATTCATGCGGCTGGAGCATGAACGGCTTTTCTTGCGAGTGCCCAGCAATGGAGTAAGGCACCAAGCTGGTGGTGGTCGGTAACTCCACCAACAGATTCTCACCGAGTCTCACATCGAGACTCG